AAAAGTAGGCCCATTAACTACCCCAGGCCGAAAATAAATACCCGTAGCTGCTCTAGTGGACGCGCTTAAACCAAGTAGCGTTGTAACAGCTGTATCTACCAACGTTTGGTTCCTTGCAGGGCCTTTCCCTTTCTCGCTGTAAACACGAATAACTACACTGCCCCTAACAAAATCAAGATTGCCAGTCAGCGTTACTTCTGTTGTTAGCCCGAACGTAACATTTACTCGAACGTACTCTGTTGTTGTATTGGCTGGAACAGCAGTGATGTTGTCAAAAAATACTGGTACAGCTGGTGACAAACCGTTGAAAGCAGTTAAAAGTGGATTTTCAACTGCAGCTCGAATTGCTTGGTAGTTCATCAGCTAAATCCTTTTGCTTTACCAAATGTAAGAAATCCTTTGCCAAAACCTTTTCCAATAGACTTGGTTAAAGGTCCGCCTAGTCCAAAGGTTGACCACCAATCAGCAGGCGCAGAGCTTGTAGAACCCCCGTCTCCCACCACTTGGCCACGAGTATCTCCTGGCGAGCGTCTACCAGGTTCTATTGTTTTGCTAAGCACTTTTCGTTCTTCTAAGCGTTCTGTGGGTTTTGAATAAGGGACAAGATCCATTGCTTCCGCTGCATACGGAGAAGTGTTTAATATCGTGTATAAACCTGTTGTTTTAAATTTAGTTTTAGGAACATTTCTTAAAGTGTACTTATACAAACCTGTGGAACTGCGTGGGTTTCCAGGGGCTTTGCCGGGTGCAACTGCATACCAAGATGCTGAAAATTCTCCTGAGTAAGCTGGTCCTGCCTCAACAAGATCGTTCATTATTTGAACGCAAGCTGTCCTAGCTCCTTCAAGAGTGGCATCCTCTATGTCCTTTATCAAAAACTTAAGGTCTCTCTTAGCCATTACTGGGGCCTCGCAACAATTGTGTGGAGCAAAGGATCTTCACCCCGAAGACTCAACACATTTAAAATCTTTGCTTCTCTTGTCACGCCAGCTTGCGAATACTGAATGCGGTCAGCTTCAGTTGGATAGTAAGAACCCAACTCGTCACCACCAAGAATCACCTTGATGTCAGTTGTTTGATAAAGCCCTTCGCTTTCTCTTGCTGAAACATTAGAAATCAAACCCTTCAATGCAACAGACGTATCCGCACCAGTCACAGCACCTGTTGCTGGATCGTAAGTGCGTGGCGTTGTCGTTTTGACAAGCGTGATGTCTTGACCCCACTCGTCCAGCAGATCTTTGGGGATTGACTTAAAAGTGCTGTCTACAAGTGACATCTCAACCCCTCACCATACGAACTTGATAAGAGCCAGAACCTCCAAGACAATAAGCACCAAGATAAGACTGCAGCCAAGGGTAAACGTCGAATACGTTATTGACAGTTCCAGTAGCTTGGCTAGCAGTGTTGTACTTGACCTTGAGGTCTCCGAGTTCGACTTCTTCGTATAACCCCTTATTGCCGGTATTCCCTGTAATCGCGTCCGTGTCATTAGCCAGCTCAAACGCTAGTAAATATGTAGCTTTTTTAATTGCGTTTGGGATCGCGGAACAGGTCAGCTCTACACGATCGACATGATAATTATTGCGGGGCCAACTTAAAGCTTGGCTTGAGTCGCAACGATCACCATAGAAATTCAACGTGTCGATCCAGCTTGTAGCTGAAATTAAGGCACGATTTTTCTTGTCGTCTTGTTTGTTGTCCCACTGCGTTGAGCTTGGAACGGTTTCAAAATACGCGTCTGCCTCTGCCAACGTCACAAAGCTGTTGGCTGTCTCACTCTTGAGTGTGGCGTTAATCGTGGCAGCCATAAGACAATAATAAGGTGGCCCCACCTAATGGTAGGGCCTTTGCTCTGATCAAGATCAGATGGTGCTGGTATCCAGCGGAGTGTTGACAGTCAACTGAACCATAGGGATCAGGTCGATGTCATAAGTGGCGGCCCACTTGTTAGCGGTAGCCAGATGAGCGTTGGTGGGGTTATCACCAGCGTCAGACCACTTGGTGCCCATCACGTGATAGGTGCTGTGGTAATCCACAGAAAGCACGTCTTGCTTCGAGAGGACGTTGCGATCAGCTTCAATCCGAAGATCTTGCTGCACGCCTTCAAGGATGGTGCCTGACTTAACCAGATAGCAGTAGAACTCTTTCTGGTGGCCAGAAGTGCCAGGAGCGACAGTGTTGACTTGTGAGTCAACGACTACGCGCATCCCTGCAAACTCACCAACTTCGCGAGCGCCAATACCAACGCCACCACCACCCCAGGTCACTGCGCCAGAAGCGGCAAGTGCTGAAGTAGAGAAGGTCAGCATCCCTACCTGATACAGGTAGTAAGCAACGGAAGGGTGAACAATCAGAGTGTCCAGCTCTTCACCACGCTCTCCGAGCTTGGAGCGTGCTTCTGCCACTGTTGCAGCAGTCAGGAAGTTGGCTTCAGCACCGCCAGAAGCAGCACCTTTACCTTTATCCAGTGCATTGGCAGAAAGTGCCGTGCCAAACAAGCCAGCAAGCTGTGAGAACAGACGTGCGCTGTTCAGCTTGTTGATTGCATCAGCCAGCTGATTGCGGATGTGAAGCATTGGATCTTCACCAGCAGCCAATACCGCAACGTCATCTACGGCATACGCGAAACCGCGATGGCAGATGGTTGCAATCTGGGTTCCGGTTCCGATCTTTTGAGGAGTCAGATAACCGCCAGAACTGGTGCCCCATGTTGCTGTTCCGTCCAGGATCTCCTCAGTTGGAGATACAGGATTGAACTCGGGGACTTGGATGCGAGTACCGCCTTCACGTGAATCGAGAAGTGCGTTACGGATGACAGCGCCAGACTTGATAAACAAGCTGCGCTCTTTGATGGCCTCAGACACATAGGTGCTGAGATTATTCCTCTTGACGATGTCCGCGAGTAGGACACCGCCGGAATAATTCTGAAATGGAGCAGCCATTTCTTATTCAGGGATAATGTTTGCGGTGGATCAAGTCACAGACTTGAGATGGTGTCCCACAGGGACTATTTACCGGCCTCTCTCCTGAGCACAGCTGCAAGATCAGGGTCGGAAGCATCCAAAGCCATTTGCTTTGTTAAGTTAATACTACCCTCTAGCCAAGGATTTGCGATGCCTGCGGCACCTGCAGTTCCTGTAGAAGGTTTAGCTCCCATGCCAGCTTGAGTACTTGGCTTGAAGTGATGTTCATAGCCAGAACCAGGATTTTTTAGTTTGGCTAAGTAAACGCCTAAGTCTTGCTCAATGCCACCGTCAAGAACTTTAACGCTGCCATCTTCAGACTTCTTAAGACCATTCTGCACTAATTGCAGCATTTGCTCAGCATTAATCGCTCCAGCCTGACTAATTGCAGACAAAGCAGACGTTTGCATCGCTGCAGTTTCGTTTGAAACCCGAAGCTCTTGCAACTGACGCTCTAGATCAGCAATTTGCTGCTGCTTTTCTTGGGCAGTTTTGTTGGCTTCTTCCCAAAGGTCTTTCCACTGACCCTGGTCTTCAAGCGTTTTTCTGCGCTGATCGTCTTGTTTTTTGTAGACATCATCAAGCTTGCCTTTGATGCCTTGGAATTTATCCTCAGCTTCATTGGCACGTAATTTCAACGCTTGAATCTGTTGCTCGTAAACTGAAACGTCTACAGCAGGGGTTGAAGTCGCAGTCTCAGCCACGGGCTGATCAGGAGTTGCCACGGGCGTCTCCTGGATGACTTGTTCTTCCATTGGAAAAAGTAGATTTACTCTTCTACTTTAATAGCTTTCGCCTTTTTAGTAGCTTTGGGTTTTGCTGCAGCCTTTGGTGCAACAGCTGGTGTTGCTTTCTTTTCGGATGCAGGATCCCAAGAATCAACCATTTCCCACTTATAGGAACCGTCTGGCTGCAAAACCTTGTCGATTGACTTAGCCATGAAGCTAAATAATTACTGCCCCTTTACTGTACCTCTGATGCCTGGTCTTGCGATTCAGCTGATGTAGGCAGGATTTCACCCTGTACCAGCATGTCGCGGAACTCTCCGCGATCAATAATGTTGTCCTGGAATAGCTGAGCCATTGCCGTAATGTCTTGACCGATAAGACGCTGAAGATCGAAGTCACGGCTGATCTTCACCTCAGGTGGCTCAATACCCAAGTAATTAGCAGCCAAGTTGTAAGCCTTCTGTAAACCTGACTCCAAGTCCATCGATACCATCGACAACATTGAATTTG